ACATTGACTTCAACGCAATATGCGTGAATAGAATACCTGGTGATGAAAATTCATTGGTTGGACCTAAAGTAAGAGGTCTATATTGGACCTATCCAGATGATTCAGGTAAAGAAGAACAAAGACTTGAAAAAGTTGAAGAAGAGAAATACACCCAAATTTGTCCAGAATTTAAAGGCACGTATGTTGAGACTCTTTACGATTATTTAACATTAAGATTTAAGTTAGGTCGTGTTCGTTTTCTAATGAAACCACCTAGAAGTTGTTTAAGTTGGCACCGTGATCCAGAAAAGAGATTACATATACCAATGATAACAAATGGTGGTAGTAGAATGGTTATTGAAGGCGATAGTTTTCATATGCCAGCTAATGGAAATGGTTATATTACCGATAATACGAAATATCACAACTTTTTTAATGGTGGTGAGACTCAAAGAGTTCACCTAGTTGCGACTTTATTAGATTCTATTGATTAGTCTTGTTCAGAATACAACGTTTGCGAGTATAGTGCTAAAATAAACATAGCAAATCCTAACAAAGACAAAGTACCACATAAAAACCAATTATCGTTCATAGGAATTCCGTGATAACCTCCGTCAATTGCACCGACAGCGCCGATTAGACAGAAAGTTCCTCCTATTGATAAAATAATAGTTAAATATTCAAGTATTTTTTTCATAATGTTCTCCTTTTCAACTTATACGATAAATATATACTAAAAATTCAAGAAAGTCAAGGGAAAAATTCAAAAAATGTTAAAAAAATTCAAGAAAATCAATACTTTTTTACTTTTTTGTTCTCTTTTTGTTCTAATTTCTTGCGGAAATCTTAAAAATTGCAAAGTGGCACCCGATTATGAACGAATCGGCGAATCAGCAATTGAAAATTCAGAAAATTTAAAAGAAACAAACGTTAGAAGTGCTATAGCTCATTGTAATTTCTAATATAAATATAACACTATGACTTATTGCAATAATTGTGGTAGGGAATCCCATTGTGGAGAACCTAAATTTGAAATGATGGAAGCTAGAAAAATAGAAATCTGTAAATATTGCAGATGTGATGATAAAAAATGTAAAAGAAAGTTGAGCAAACAGAATGTCAAAAGAAAGAACGTTTAAATTTACTGATAATAAAGAAATTAATGAAGAAGTAACTGCTATGAGTTGGAAAAAGGCAGTTAAATCTTTTCAAAACAAAGTAAAAAGTAAATTAATCTATATTGAATGGATTAGTAAAAAGGGTATAGAGATGACAAAGTGGCAAAAACTACCTATTGGTAGAAAAGATAAGTTAGGAAAATAATATGTCAAATATTGATACATTAATAGAACAATTAGGAAAATTAACAGTAGTTGAAGCAGGTGAATTAGCAAAAAAATTAGAGAAAACTTGGAATTTAGATTTAGCTAAATTACAAGGTAGCGCAGTTGCACCTGTAGAAGAAAAAGCAGAAGCAAGTTTATTCAATGTTAATTTAATTGGATTTGACGCAGGTAAGAAAATCGGTGTCATTAAAGCAATTAGAGCTTTTAAAGATATGGGATTACTTGAAGCAAAGAATTTTGTAGAAGAATGCATAGAGAAACCTAAAGAAATTAAATCAGACCTAGATAAAACAGAAGCAGAAAAAATTAAAGCAGACATAGAGTCCGCTGGAGGAAAGGTAGAGTTAAAATGATAGATATGATAGACGTACAATCAATTAAAAATTGGTTAAATAAAAAAGATATACCTAATTGGGCAGCAGTAGTAATCGTTGTTCTTTGGATTTTGGTATAATGCCAAAGCTTTGTAGAGATTTAGATTTAGGAGCAACTGGTCACGGTTGTGATACTGTTATAGGTGTTAAAGCAACACAATATACAGTTAGAGCAAATAATAAACCAGTTGCTAGACTTAATGATCCTACATTACCACATACCATACCATCACTAATACCACCGTGTATTCCACATATGGGTAAAGTTAACATAGGGTCCTCTACAGTTAGAGCTGAAAATAAACCTGTCGCAAGAGTTGGAGATTCTTATGATATGGGAGCAATGATTGATGGATCAAATAACGTAAGAGCGGGATAACTGTTATAAATATTACAGTTATGGCACAAACCAATAAAGCATTTTTAGACGATTATACAAAACACGTTAAAAGTTCTAGTAAAAGACAGTCTAGGAAGTTTAGAGATATAGATTTAGACTTCGGAAGACATCCAGTTACTAATGATATTAATGTAGTTGAAGACGCAATAGCAATAAAAAGGTCTGTAAGGAATTTAGTACAAACAAATTTCTATGAACGTGCTATGCATCCAGAATTAGGTTGTGGTATAAGAGAAATGTTATTTGAAAATTACAATCCAGTAATTTCAATATATATTAAAAGAAAAATAGAAGAAGTTTTAATTAATAACGAACCAAGAATTAAACTGACTGGTATTACAATAAATGGAGATGATTTTAATAATGGGGTACGAATAGAAGATAATGACGCAACTCATTTTGGTTCAAATGAGATTGACCAAAATAGATTAGTTGTAGATATTTTTTTTGATATTATAGGAGTTCCAACACCACAAACAGTTTCAATAAATTTACATAGGTTAAGATAAGATGTCGCAACATAAATTAGAAATATCAGAATTAGATTTTGACAAGATAAAAGATAATTTAAAAACTTTTTTATCAAGTCAAACACAATTTCAAGATTATGATTTTGAAGGTTCAAGTTTAAATATTTTATTAGATGTTCTATCTTATAATACTCACTATATGTCTTACATTGCAAATATGTCCACAAACGAAATGTATTTGGATAGTGCAGACATAAGAAAAAATATTGTTTCATTAGCAAAGATGTTAGGATATACTCCTACATCTCCTAGAACACCAAGAGCACAAATTGATGTTGTTGTTAATAACGCAACAGGTTCGTCTGTAACTATGCAGAAGGGAACAGTTTTTACAACTACAGTTGATAAAACAGATTATGAATATGTAACTAACGCAGATATAACAATCACACCAGAAAATGGAGTTTATAAATTTGAAAACGTACCTCTTTATGAAGGTACATTGGTTACATTTAAATATACATATGACGCAAATGATCCTGACCAAAAATTTGAAATACCTAGCGATAGAGCAGATACTTCAACATTAAAAGTTACCGTTCAAAATAGTAATACAGATACAACACAAAAAGTTTATTCTTTAGTTGGTGGTTATAATAGTGTTGCAAGTGATTCAAAAGTTTATTTCATACAAGAAGGTCCAAGTAATAAGTATGAAGTATATTTTGGTGATGGTGTAACAGGTAATAAATTAGAAGATGGTAATGTTATTATATTAGAATACATTGTATCTAATACAACAAAATCAAATGGTGCTTCAAAATTTTCATTATCAGGAAACATTGGTGGTTTTACAAGTGTAACTATAACAACTGATTCAAATTCATCAGGTGGTGCAATTTCAGAAACAAATGATTCAATAAAATTTAATGCACCTTTACAATACGCTGCTCAAGATAGAGCAGTTACAGCAACTGATTATGAAACTTTAGTTAAATCAATTTATCCAAATGCAAATTCAGTAAGTGCGTGGGGTGGTGAAGATGATGAAACTCCACAATATGGTGTTGTAAATATTTCAATTAAAGGAAAATCAGGAACAGTATTATCAGATACATCAAAAGCAGATATTGTAACTCAATTAAAACCATATAACGTTGCTTCAGTAAGACCAGTTATAAAAGATCCAGAAACAACTTCTGTATTAATTACTTCAAATGTTAAGTATGACGCAAAGGCAACAGCAAAAACTTCTGATACTATAAAGGCAGATGTTATTGATAAGTTAACAACTTATAATGCTTCTACTTTACAAAAGTTTGACGCAGTATTCAGATATTCAAAAGTTACAGGTTTGATTGATGGTGCAGATGACAGTATTTTATCAAACATTACAACTGTTAAAATAAGAAAAGATTTCCAACCAATAATTAGTACATCTTCAAAATATAATATCTATTTTAGAAATGCATTATATAATCCACATTCTGGTCATATGTCAAGTTCAGGTGGAATATTAAGTTCATCAGGATTTAAAGTAGATGGTAATGCTAACGAATGCTTTTTTGATGATGATGGCGCAGGTAATGTAAGATTATATTATTTGTCAGGTGGAGTAAAAACATATTTAAATTCAACACAAGGTACTATTGATTATTCAACAGGTGCATTAACACTTAATTCAATGAACATTGTTAGTATATCAAATATAAGAGGTGCAGTTTCAACTGTAATTGAATTAACAGTAACACCAAGTTCTAATGATGTTGTTCCAGTTAGAGACCAAATTGTTGAAATGGATATTGCAAATTCAAAAATAACAGTTACCGCTGATAGTTTTGTAGGAGGAAGTGCTGAGGCAGGTGTCGGATACACAACTACTTCCAGCTACTAATGACTAATGGCAAAATTTACTGATAAAATTTCAACAATAATTTCGGGTCAACTACCTGAATTCATAATTAGCGAACACCCAAAGTTTGCTGAATTTCTTAAAGTCTATTACCAATTATTAGAGTCTGCTGAATTATCAGTAACTTCTATTAAATCAACAGAAGGTATCTTACTAGAAACAGAAACTAATCAAGCAAATAATTTAGTATTAAACGCAAGTGCTAAAGGTAGTGCAAGAACATCACTTGACGCAGGTGATAAAATTATTTTTGAAAAATATTCTGGTACTGAATATGGTAAATTTACTAGAGGTGAAACAGTTACAGGACAAACTTCTAACGCAACTGCTGTTGTATTATCAGAAGATTTAGATAGTGGACGTTTATTCATAACTGCTAACAGTAAATTTTTAGATGGTGAAACAATTGTAGGTGGTCAGTCAAATGCTTATGCAGTAATAAGTGATTATAAACCTAATCCAGTAAATAATATTGCCGACCTAGTTAACTTTAGAGATCCAGATAATGTAATTAGTAATTTCTTATCAAATTTTAGAGATGAGTTTCTTGCAACACTACCAGATAAATTAGCTAACGAAGTTGATAAAAGAAATCTTATAAAAAATGTTAAATCTCTTTATCGTTCTAAAGGTACTAATAAAGGACACGAAATATTTTTTAGAATATTATTTAATGAAGAATCACAAACATTTTATCCAAGAGAGAATTTATTAAGAGTATCAGATGGTAAGTATGATACATTAAAAGTATTAAGAGCAATTGCTGATACTGGCGATACAGCACAATTAGTTGGAAGAACAATAACAGGTTCAACTAGTAATGCATATGCAATTATTGAAAATGTTAATAAGTATCAAATTGGTTCAGATACAGTTACAGAATTTATTTTAAATAATGATTCTATGCAAGGTACATTTCAAATTGGTGAACAAATAGTAGGTACTGCTTCAGATGAAGACGATTGGTATATTAAAGCAACTGTAACAGGAATACCAGGAACAAAAGTACTTACAAATGATGGAACATTAAATGAACCTGGTGATGTAATTAAAGTTATCGCAGGTGGTGTTGGTGCTATATTTAGCATTGATGAAGTTGGTTCAGGTGAATTAACAGAAATTGTAATTACTAACAAAGGCGCAAACTATTCAGTTGGTGATAAATTAGTATTTGATAATAGTGGAACTAACGGAAGGGATGCCGCTGGATTTGTAAGAGTTATTAATGGTGGTGTTGCTGCTGAAGATTCTGACCAAATAGTTTTAGAAGATGGTACTATGGCAGGTGACCTATATTTTGGTAATAGTATTATGCAAGAAAAAGATACAGGCAATGGAACAATTGAAAAAATATTTTTAACTTATAATGGTACAGGATATACTTCTTTACCTACTGTAACTATAAACTCATCAACAGGTTCAACTGGAACTGTAAATGCGTGGGGTAATGAGATTGGAAGAATTGTTAAATTAAAAACAGTTGAATTAGGAAAAAATTATCAAGACGCTCCTACTCCTCCAACATTGGCATTTTATAATAGTGCTATATTATCAGGTGCAACAGGAAACTTTACAGTAGGACAATCTTGTACAACATCTAGTGGACAAGGAACAATTGTTGCCTATAACCCTAATACAAATGTATTAAGAATAAAAGATATTACAGGTACATTTACAGAAGGACAATTATTATCAGCAGATTCAGGTGGTTCAGGAACTATTGCAAAAAATGATCCTGCTTCAGCAACAATTAATGTAGTTTCAGTTGCAGATACAGATGGAATTTTTATTAATGAAGATGGTAAGTTATCTGAAAGTACAATGAAAGTACAAGATAGTTTATACTATCAAGATTTTTCTTATGTATTGAAAGTTGCTAGTTCTATTGCAGTATGGCGGGATGCATTTAAAAAGACAATGCATACAGCAGGATTTTATTTTACAGGTCAAGTAGATATTACAAATAGAATAGACGCCAGAGGATCATTACCAATGATTGGTGCTGTTTCAGGTAGACAAGAAGTTGAAATACCATTAATTGCAATTCTTAATACTTTATTCTCTACAATATTTGGTAGAAGATTAGGAACAGTAGATGATGGAACATCTTTAAGAGCAAATGCTCTTGAATCAGGAACAATTGATTTAGACCCACAAACAAATGAACATTTTGGTCCTAATCAAAGGGATGTAACTTTAAATAGAGCTGGAATAGACTTTGATTATTTAAGTAGAAAAAGAGCAACAATCGGTAATCAATTTGTTAAATCTGGTCACGCATATGCAGGACCACGTTGGGGAACACTTAACAAATACGCAACTACTGTATTTGCAAATGATTCAGGATATACATTTAGAGCATTCAATGAATTAAAAGTATTTGGAACAAGGACTAGTTTAGATGGACAAAGTGGAATATTCTTAATGTCTTCTGACCCTAATGGTAAAAATGTTAAGATGATGACTGCTTTTCCTTCGGTAATTACATTTAACCAAAATGACTTCAGTAATACAGTTGTAAGGTGGGATGATGAAGGACCACTTTTTGATGATACAACACCGTAAAAGATTATAAATAGTAAAGTAATTTAAAGGAAGAAATGGCTAAACAATCAATATTTTTAGGAACAGTATCCAATGATGGAACAGGTACTAACCTGCGTGGTGGTGGTAGTATCATAAATCAAAATTTTGACGAAATCTATACAGCGATTGGTGATGGTAGTAATCTAACAGGTTATATTACTATTGAAGATACAAGTTCTACAGTAGATACAGTAAATCTTGGTGAAAAATTACAGTTCATTGGTGCTAATGGTATTACAACAACCGTTGGTAATAACGAAGTTCAAATAGCAATAGACGGTACAGTTCTTACAGAAACATCAGCAGATACATTAACTAATAAATCAATAGCTTTAGGTGTTAATACAATTACAGGAACCGTAGCAGAATTTAATACTGCTTTGACAGATGATGATTTTGCGACAATTGCTGGTACAGAAACCCTTACAAACAAGACATTAACAAGTCCAGTTATAAACACACCAACAGGTGATGTTGCAACTAAAGATGGAACACAAACTTTAACAAACAAGACATTAACAAGTCCAGTTATCAACACACCAACAGGTGATGTTGCAACTAAAGATGGAACACAAACTTTAACAAATAAAACAATAGATACTGGATCAAACTCAATTACAGGTACGTTATTTACTTTTGCTGATGATACATCATCAATTAATACTATAGTACAAGGTGATACTTTAAAATTTTCTGGTGGTAACGGTATACAAACAACTTTAAGTGGAGATTTAATTGAAATTAAAGCTTCAGGAATTACAACTACAGAATTAGACGCAAGTGCTGGGATTGTAAATACACAATTAGCAAATAATTCAGTTACTATTGGTTATACAGCAGTTGAATTAGGATCAAGTGCAACGCAAGTAAGTGGATTATCAATAACTGGTTCTGCTTACATAACAATTAACGGACAAGGATCAGCAATAAGATTTAATCATCCTAACCTTGCTAGTTTTCCTACAGCAGCAACTTATTCAGGTTCGCCTGCTTTAGATGAAGCAACACTTAAACCTTATATCGCTTCAGCGTCAGGTTGGATAAATTTATTAACAGAAAATGATGGTGTTGATAGACACTCAAATGTTAATATAACAGGAATTGCAAATGGTGAGGGACTTGTATGGAATGCTTCAACAACAAGATTTGAAGCAGGTTCACTTGGTGGAACAATTGGTAGATACGAAGACGCTTCAGCAAGATTTGCAGTAACTTATAATAGTACAACTTCATATAGATTTACTTCACACTATGGAACAGTTGATAATCCAAAAATTTTTATAAAACAAGGTACAACTTTTGCTTTTGATTTATCTGCTTTATCAGGATCACATCCTTTTGCTATACAAACTTCAAGTGGTGCTTTCAATTCATCAAATAGAATTTCAACAGGATTAACACACGTTGCTTCAGATGGAACAGTTACAACAGGATTAAATGCTCAAGAAAAAACAAACGGTGTATTATACTTTGATGTACCACACGACCAATCTGGACCTATATATTACGTATGTACTGCTCATCCAGCTATGGCAGGTACAATAGAAGTTAATACAAAAGGATCAGGAAAAGTTTTACAACAAGTTAATACTCAAACAGGTGCTGTTAATACAGGAACAACAATATTTCCAGAAGACGACACAATTCCTCAAAATACTGAAGGAGATGAGTATATGACTTTAGCAATAACTCCTAAATCTGCTACAAGTACATTAATGATTGAAGCACAAATATTTTATTCACAATCAGCAGGTACTAGAGGTGGTGCAGGAATATATAAAGATACAGGCGCAGACGCATTAGCATTTACATCTAACTTTATAAAAGACGCTACAAGTATGGGTAATATGACAGTTATGTATTCAGAAACATCTGGAAATACTACTGCTAGAACATATAAAGTAAGATGTGGAAGTATTGCAACAGCAGGAACATTTACATTTAATGGTCAAGCAGGTTCAAGAATGTTTGGTGGAACAGTTTTAAGTACAATTAGAATTATAGAAATAGAAGCGTAGAATAACTTGTATAAATATAGATAAAGGAAAATAAATGCCAGCGATTATAACAAATAAATTCAGAATACACAACTCGGAACAGTTCCAAGAAGCGTTTTCTGAAGCTTCAGGAAATACTTTTTATTTAGGAATAGGAAGACCTCAAGGATTTACTACTTCAACAAGAGGAGATGGTAGAACAAATAACGAGGGTACAGATTTATTACCTGTAACTCCTCCTGATAATGAAAACACACAAAATTTTACATACGATAGTATGCTTGCTTGTAAAAAAATTGCAAGTACAAATGCTGGATTTGTAGTTCCTAGAAGAAATTGGATAACTGGTACAGTTTATGATTATTACAGACACGATTACGGTGGATATATAACAGGTGGAACAACAGCACAAACTTCAAATAGTGGTGCTGCTACTTTGTATGACGCAACTTTTTATGTTTTAACTACTGCTAGAAACGTATATAAATGTTTAGATAATAATAATAATGCAACTTCAACTGTAGAACCTACAGGAACATCAACAACAATATTAACAACTGCTGACGGATATAAGTGGAAGTATATGTACACTTTAACTGCTTCTCAACAAGCAGATTTCTTATCTGTAGATTTTATGGCAGTTGGTACAAATGCAACAGTTAGTTCGGCTGCTGTAAATGGTGCAGTTAATATAATTAAAATTAAAACAGCAGGTTCAGCTGGTACAGATGGAACACATACAGGTGTTGCAATACGAGGAGATGGATCAGGTGGAGTTTGTTCAGTAACTATTGCTTCAGGTGCAGTTACAGGTGTAACCGTAACTACTCCAGGAACAGGATACACATACGGATATATTAAACTTACAGATATTAATGCCGCTGGTGGTGGATCATTAATCAGTACAGAATTAGATGTAATAATTGAACCAAACGGTGGACACGGATACAACGCAGTACAAGAGTTAGGTGGTTTCTTTGTTATGTTAAATACAAGTTTAGAAGGAACTGAATCAGCAAATTCAGGTGACGTAACTGTTGCAAATGACTTTAGACAAGTAAGTTTGATAAGAGACCCAAAAGCAGGTGGAGTTGCCGCTACGGCTACTACACTACGAGCAACTTCAGCAGTTGTTGGTTCTGGAAACACAGGAACATTTTCTGTAGATGAAAAAATTTCACAAGCAAGTACAGGTGCAATTGGTAAAGTTGTAGAATGGGATCCATCAAATAAAATATTATATTATATTCAAACAAGACACAATGATGAGGGAGTAGATAGCAACGGTAATCAAACAGCGTTTAGTGGCACAAATATTATTACAGGTGCAGATACATCAGCGACTTTAACACCTGCAACAACAACAGGTACAGTTAATAGTCAAGTATTTGCAAATGGATATTCTAGTTCAGAAATTGACCACGGTTCAGGTGAAATAGTCTATGTAGAAAATAGAGCACCAATCACTAGAGCTGCTGACCAAACCGAGAATATCAAACTGATTATAGAATTTTAGGAGAGATAAATGCCAAGTCCAACAGATTTTAATTTATCGCCCTATTATGATGACTTTGACGAAAGTAAAAAGTTTCATAGAGTTCTTTTTAGACCAGCATTTGCTGTACAGGCGAGAGAATTAACACAATCACAAACTCAACTTCAAAATCAAGTAGAGAGGGTATCAGACCATCTATTTGAAAAAGGTGCTATGGTTATACCTGGAGAAATCGGGTACGACTTAAATTTAACTTCAGTAAAACTTTCAGCAAAATCAAACTCAACTTTAGCAGATTATAAAGGTGTAACTTTAACAGGTGCAACTTCAGGACTTGTTGCAAAAGTTATAGATGTTGCAGTTGCAGATGGAACTGATCCAGATACATTATATGTAAAATATTCAACAAGTGGATCAAATAATACATCAACTGCTTTTTCTGATTCAGAAACTTTAAATTGTACAATCAATAGTTTAGCTGCTACAGCAACTGTTGATTCAACACATATAGGTTGTGCTGCTGAAGTTCAAAAAGGAGTTTATTATATTAATGGATATCACGTTGAAGTATTAGGACAAACTGTTGTTCTTGACAAATATACAAACACACCTTCTTATAGAGTAGGTTTAACAGTTACAGAATCTTTTGTAACTCCAAATGAAGACGCAAGTTTAAATGATAATGCTCAAGGATCATCAAATCAAAATGCTCCTGGTGCTCATAGATTTAAAATTGATTTAACATTAACAAAATTATCTATAGCTTCAACAGCAGATAAAAACTTTTTAGAATTATTAAGATTAAAAAATGGTATTTTACAAAATAGAGTTAGAAATACAGAATACGGAGTATTAGAAGATACTTTTGCTCGTAGAACGTTTGACGAATCAGGTGATTATATTACTAAAGGGTTTGAGATAGATATTAGAGAACATTTACTATCAGGAAATAATAGAGGTATTTACGCTTCAGGTTCAGGTGGTGATTCATCTAAATTTGCAATAGGTTTATCTCCAGGTAAAGCATATGTTAAAGGTTATGAAATAGAAAAATTAGGAACAACTTTTGTTGATGTAAATAAATCAAGAGATTTTGATACACAATCAAATTTAAAAACTAGATATGATGTAGGTAATTATTTAAATGTAACTAATGTTTATGGTTCGCCAGATGTTGGTTTCGTTTCAGGTGATATAGAATCATATAAAGGACTTTCTTTATATAAATCAGCAACTGCTGTTAGAGGAACTGCTAACGCTGGAAGTCTTTCAGGTATTAGTACAATAGGAAGAGCTAAATCAAGAGGTTTTGAATATTCAACTGGTACTGCTACAAATAATATTTTTTCAAGTTTAGGTTTAAATAGTTCAGTTTTTAAACATTACATATTTGATTTAGAATTATTTACTCACTTAAATATTAGAGAAGCAACAACATTTACAACTGGCGAAACTGTAACAGGAGGTACTTCAGGTGCTACTGGTATAGTTCAATCAGTTGGAACAGGAGAAACAGTTACTATTAATAATATAACTCAATCAAATCCTGCAGAAGTTCAAATTGCAACTGCTCATCAATTACAAGATGGACAACAAATAACAATTGCAGGTGTTGGAAGTTCTTGGGCAATTGATTCAGTTATAACTACTGGTGGAATATTTACAGTTAGAGATAAGGGTGGAACAAATTGGTATCTGTATAAAGAAGATGGAACAACTCCTGTTAATTGTACAAATCC